TGCTTACCTCCGTGCAGTTCACCACTCTGGCGAGCCACATGCTCCTTGCCAACCTCATCGACTCCCCGCTTGTCCTAGACTATGAAGTCAAAGACCCTGCTGGGTGCTACATTGTCATGGCGATCCGTAAACAAGGTAAGGCTCTCCTCGCTACTTACATTGCTTCTGATAACCGGATTCACTTATTGGAGATGCAGGTTGATGAGGAGAAGGGTGATCTATTTAAACGCCGCCACATCTTCACCCTGAACGGACCAGAAGCTGCTGAAGATTGCTGGGAAGAGATTATCGATCAAATGCACGAATGGTGCGAGGGAGATAGGGAAAAGATTGTGATTGGTGAGAAAGATATTGACACCCTCCAGCAGTAGGGTAGTCTGGTCAGCGTAGGGAGCAATCCCTGCCTCGGGGTGAGAGCCGAGTAAGAGAGTAAAATCTAAATTAACTATATGATCTTCTGTGGCGGTTCGCACTCTCATGCGTCAGTTGCCGCTTTTACTCGCCGCCACGGAAGGTCGCCCCTTGCGAAATGAATCCTAAAGCAAAAAATATATATCGTCAGAAAAGAACGAGAGACTACACGACCATACCAAACGAGATGCTCAACAACGCGGAGTTGAGTTTTAAGGCGAAAGGAATCCACGCCTACCTATTATCCAAGCCGGACAATTGGTGCGTCTATCTCAATCAATTGAAGAAGGCATCGAAGGATGGCTATGACTCGGTGGCTAGTGGTATCGATGAGTTAATTGCTGCCCGCTATGTTTTCCGCCGCCCACTTAGCGGAGGCGATCCCGGAGGTTGGGAGTATCTGGTCTTTGATGAGCCTCCTGCCGAAGACCCTTTCCGACTCGGGATTTCCCCGAATCGGGAAAACTCCGACTCGGGAAAACCCGCCACTAGTAATAATAGAACTATAATAGAAAATACTAACTTAATAAAGAAGGAAAAAACCACCGATAGCGATGAAGATGGTTTAGACTTTTGCTCTACCGACCTAGCGGCTGACGCCGAAGTAGGCGAAACATTCGTTTCGGATTCACGACCCCCCCATAGCGATCAAACTATAAACAGCGCGGATCACGAAAAATCCCCCCCCAGTAAAAGCAGTCAACACAAACTCGTTGACGATGACTTTTTCGTGGAACTCTCGCTACTGAACCCGAGCATCGACATGGACGCCGAAGTTCGGAAGATGAAGAACTGGCTCTTGGCTAACCCAACCTACAAGTTCACTCGCGCCTTTGCGGTGAAGTGGATCAACAAGGCAAAGCCCGCTAAATACAAAACGCCCCGTCTCCCCAACGGCGAGATAGACTGGGCCAATGTCCTGCCCAACGACTAGAATTATCGTTACCGATAAAATGAAAAAAACACCAATACACACCAACGCAGAGATCGGCGCACTCTCGCTGATCTCCAACGACCCTGACATTCTAGGTTGCCAAGTCTGGCATAGCGATTATTTCGCGCTAGAAGACCATAGAACGATCTTTGAAGCAATCCAAAGGGTCTACCAGCGGACTAATGATTGCGACGAATTCTCGACCATTTCAGAGCTAGAGTCAATGGGCATGCTTGAGAAGATCGGGGGAGCCGACTTTGTGATGACGGTTCTTTCCGCCCACACGATCAAGAAGTCTGATATCGGTAAGGAGATGGCAGAGGAGTATCGCCGCCAGTTGGTGAGATACAAAGCCTACCGCGCCACCCTCAATATCATGGAGGAGTTTGATGCCAAGATCAGGCGGGGCGATGCCGACCTCTGCGATTTGGTTGATAAAATCTCCCATACTTACCAAGATAGGAATGCAGAGGTATCCACAGCGAAGGATATCGCCGCAAAGCTACTAGACCAGATGGAGGGTAAAGACGAGAGGCCCTGCTACTCCACAGGTCTGATCTATCTAGATCGCAACATGAAGGGTGGTATGCACGGAGGGGAGCTACTCACCGTGGCATCAGAGTCCGGTGGAGGCAAGTCGATCTTTATGGTGCAGGCCGCATTAGCCAGCCTAGAAGCTGGGAAGCCAGTCCTCTTCTTCTCCTTGGAGATGGATAAGACCGACATCTTTGAAAGGATGGTCGCCCATACCGCAGGAGTTCCGGTCAGAACAGCGGAGGAATATAAGACTACCCACTCAAGAGAACTTCCCGCGATTAGCCAAGCCATCATGCACCTGAAGAGTAAACCCCTGATTATCGTTGACGATATTACCGACCTCGCCTCGATCTTGGCTGAGTCTGAAAGACTGAATATGCTAGGCAAGGCAGAGGTAATTGTGGTCGATTACCTACAAATCGTAGAGTCGCCTAACGACGACAGTCGCGAGCAACAAGTATCCGACATCGCTAGGAAGCTCAAGAATCTCGCTACCAAGCTACGGGTTCCCATTATTACTGGAAGCCAGTTGAACGACGAAGGTAAGGTCCGCGAATCACGCGCTATTAAACAACACTCCAACCAACTCATCCTGATCAAACACTCGGAGAAGAAGTCCGTGGTCTTCGTGGACAAGAACAGACGCGGAGCTAGGAACTATTCTTTCGAGATCGAGATGGACGGGGAGATCAGCAAACTCAAAGAGCGATGACCACCGACGAAGCATACCGAAAGGCTGACAGATTACTGGAGAAGGCAACCCAGATTTGGGAGAGGCAGATCACAGAGAAGTATCACATCGCCGAGAAGTGCTACAAGCAGGCAGTCGAGATCAGGGATTCTTACTTTGACAACAAAAAAGAATTGACAGAAGACCTCTGCCCATTCTAGACTGATCACGATGAAAGCGATCTTGGAATTCGATTTACCCGAAGAGGAGCCGGAACATAAATACGCGCTGGCTGGGCTTGATGCCCTGCTGGCAATCGAGGATATTTGCAACGAAATCCGCAACTATCTCAAGTATGAAGGAGGAGAGTTCCACAACTTCCAAGCGGATGTCTGGAACGAAGAGACAAACCAGTTCGATAAGAAAACGATGAGTGCCTGCCCGCATACCTTGGAGAAGGTGGCTGACTTTATCTACGAGCTAAAGAAAGACCGCAACCTGCCGGAGTTGATCTAATGGAATACGAAACCAGAACACTCAAGATCGGCGTTGTTTCAAAGGGTGAACCAATATTCCACGAAAGCATGACGGAGATTGAGATTGTTGATGAAGCTGGTGGCGAGTTTCTCAAGATCAGCCAATGCCGAGACGAAAAAGACACCCAAGAAATTCTTATTGATCCAACGGAATGGCCGATATTGAGGAAAGCCATTGATCGGATGGTAAAGGAGTGCCGATGATCAACTCACGACAGAAAGGTAAGCGCGGTGAGCGGTTGTGGCGCGATATGCTTCGTGCTGAGGGCTTCACCGCCCGCCGTGGTCAGCAATACGCTGGCGGCATAGAAAGCCCTGATGTTGTTTGTGAAGAGCTATCGAATCTCCATCAAGAAGTTAAGTTCGTGGAGAATCTTAATCTTGATAAAGCCTACGAACAAGCTATGAGAGATAGTGGCGCGAAGCACTTTATAGTGGCGCACAAGAAATCTAACAAGGACTGGAAAGTTACCATGTCGGCTGACCTGTTCTTCAAAATACTACGAGATGGGATGCAGTGCTTAACAAAATGAAAAAACCTACTACTAAAGCTGGAAAACAAGCGAAAATCGCAACCGTCATGCGGGAGTATAAGGCTGGGAAACTCAAGGCAGGCGTCAACCCTAAAGGCCCAAAGAAGGCTCCTATGGCTAAAAGCCGCAAGCAGGCCGTCGCCATCGCCCTTTCACAAGCCGGAATGTCCAAGAAGAAGAAATGAAAAAGGGACTCTATGCCAATGTCGCAGCAAAACGGAAACGCATCGCAGCGGGTAGCGGTGAGAAGATGAGGAAACCCGGTAGCAAGGGCGCACCTACAGATAAGGCGTGGCGTGAGTCGAAGAAGACTGCCCGTAAACGCTAGAACAGATATATTAAGTTTATACGATTTGGTTATAAACTAGCTAAACTTTATATAACCATGAAAAAGAGATTTGAGAAAGTAGTCGTCAACCCAAAGACTGGCCGCAAGAATACTATTCGCTACGGTCAGGCCGGAAAGACCAAGGACGGCAAGGATCGCATCCAGCCACTCACCAAAAAAGCCGACGCATATTGTGCTAGGTCATTGAAAATTAAAGGAGATTGGAAGAATAATCCCAATTCACCAAACGCATTAAGTCGTAAACGCTGGAAGTGCAAGGGCGCTAAATCGGTAAAATGATCTACTCCAAGCTCGGCGCACTCCCGTTCCATGTTTACATAAATGTGGACTCACGCTTTACTCACAAAGAGGATTGCGGGTGGCAGGAAGCCATGTGGGTGGGTGTAACCTCGATCCCCGGCAGGATGTGGGGCTTGAATGTGATCTTCCGTGAGGGAGGAATGCTCTACCGTGGGATACCTCCCCATGCCGCAGCATTCAACCAGAGCGAGCTTCTGTGGCTCCCCACAGACTCCCAATTATGGGATTGCTACTCCTACCACTTCACGATGATTGAGAACCCTATCCTCAAAGGAATGCGAATGACAGCGAAGATTGGGAACGCAATCCATACTGGGGTTTACTTGTTTGAGGCTACCCATTTAGAAGAGGGGTGGAGCAACTGCCCAGAGCAAGATAAAACCTTTTACTTTATCCAACTAGATAATGGAAGATTAACAATCCAGCCGACCAACCGGATTACCTTCGTGGATGATTCGTTTATCAAGCCGATGGATCAACTTCCCATGCTCAAATTATCGTCAACGATAAATTCCTGCGAATAGAATTATGCAAATACACGAAAACTGCCAATCGTGCGGAACGAACTGGCGCGACCATTTGGGGATCTCCGGAACCTGCGCTAGATGCCTAGCATGGGAATCCATGGCTAGAGAGCTAGCAGCAGTCCTCAATCAAGAAGTGATCGATGAACAAGACAAAGATAAAGTTCTCGGAAATTACGAGAGACTGAAATTCTTTCAACGGCGATGACCTGCCCCAAGTGCGGTAACAAAGGCACGGAGGTCTATGATTCTAGGAAAACAGATAAATACCATGGCGCTGTAAGGAGAAGGAGGCTTTGCCCGAAGTGCTATAACTCTTGGACAACCTTTGAAATTCAACAAAAACATATTGACAGCATATTCGGGAAGAATCAAGATGACCTAGAAACAATCAGAGAACTCTATGAAACCACCAGAAAAACTAATCAAATACTCGCACGAAACTTCGGTAGTCATCTTACTGATTATACTGATTGTGATAGGGGTTAGTTACAACATCATCGAGAAAAGATCCCTTACGCCGGACCTTACCTTATGCCCTCTCTGTAGCGATTCGGTGATCTACTACCAGAACGAAGGAGTCAAACTACCAGATGAAACAGTTACTTTTTGATGCAGTTGTGATGGTTGCGTTTTCCATTGTGTTTGTTTACATAACCCTAATCATATTCAAATGAACTACGAAACATTAGTAAAAAACCTACGAAAAGCGGGCTACACGGTAACGGAAAGCTGCTATAAGCTAGAACCAACTGTAGAGATCAGCCATAATACAGTTCCTCAGTTCTGGACTACCTTTGAGATTAGCAATGAGGAAGACAAATTTGCGGCACTCCAATTCTGTGCGGAGCAGGCCGTGAGAAAAATAGGAGTCCCCGTAAAAGGGGTGGAAATCTAAACAAGCACAGGTTACTATGACCAGCGTGGATGAGAAAGACCAAATAGGTTGCTTTGAATCGGACTTAGATCGCTTAATCCAAAGATACGGCGATGAGTTCGATATGTCATTAGCAGCCATGGTCGGCACTCTTCAGATCAAAGTCCACGAACTGGTCAGCAACTCAATAGACCAAGATGACGAAGAAGACGACAGCGAAGAAGTCGAAGCATGACATCAACAATACGTGCGATACAGCACGAGATACAGAGCGGGTTATACCCAATATCGGGCAATCCGGCGGACTGCCCCACAAAGACACACTATCTTGGAACACTACATATAAGTGGTGTGGAATACAGGATGGATGTGGTATTCAGCCCGAAGACGCCAAAGAGCGAATCGATGAGCTTAAACGACACTCAGCCATGCTCGGGCGAATCGCCTGCTACGTAGCAGAATTCTGCGATGAGGATGATACTACCTTAACGGGTGTAATAAAGATCGTCGCCAAACTCAAGGAATACGAAACCCAAGACCTCTGGGACTCCTACTACGAGGAGCGAGATAAACAATGAAGAGATTACTTTTACTCGCTCTGTGCGTAATCCTCGCGGCCTGCCACACAACTCCGGTCAGCGAGCCGGAAGTCTCTGGCATTTTCAAGAACGCCTGTCTCCCCGAGGCGATAATGATGTCCCAATCCCTTAAAGAACACGGTATAGATGCTAGAGTCCTCGCCATCTACGCAGAAAACTACGGCCATGCGATCTGCGTCTACCTCTACCCTCCCGGTAAAAACCAAATGTGGGGATGGGATTCCCACTGGAAAAGC